TCAATATTTTCATTAATTTCATCAATATAATCATCGAAAGATAAATTAATTTTTTTCTCAGTGTAGCTTTTCTTACTATGGTCTTTATAATAATTTCTAATAATTGTCTGACAATAACTAAATGCTTTAGTTTTATTACCAGACTTTGTAATCTTATTAGGATTAAATTTGACCATATGCTCTATTAAATGAGTGAGAGCATTTGATTCAACTTCGACCATATCATAATTTCCAATATGAATTGGATATCTACGAAGTATGGATTGTATCATTTTACGAAAAGGTTCAATAAGTATTTCATTGTAAATCTTATTTTTCTCTTCAAATGAATTTGAATTTATATAATCTATAACGGCTTGTTCTTCCCTTTCTGCAAAATATGGAACACTATTTTCAATTTCCTTCATTTATTATGAGGTTAAAAATATAAATTATTTTTAAACAACCACTTTTAGAAGTCCTGACATATCAATAGGTCTGTCATTAATAAAATTAGATTCTTTAGTTGCAACCTCAAACCAAAATCTTCTTTCTTCCATTGGCATAGTTTTAAGATATATATCAAATAAACTATTTTCTCTTACTGCTAAATGTTTATAACCTATTTTTGGTATTGAGAATATTTTACATGCATTATTTAATGCTCTAAGTAAAAACTCATACATGAAAGTTAATTTAATATTTACTTTATATCCACCAAGATTTTTAAATTCAGATTTCTTAATAATTGCACCACTTAATTTAAAATCAGTGTATTGTTTAAGGGCATTTGCATTTAAATAACCCATTTCACCATTCTCACCTACAAACTGTTGCGCCCATACCGTTTCGTTGGTTAGTTTTATACCTTCATTTTTCTCATTAACTTCAATCATCATAGTTAAGAATATATCGATTTCTGGGTAACTTTCAACATATTTAATTGCATTTCTGAAATAGGTCGTACCGAATTCATCATCAAACTCAAGTACCGAGAAATACTCGGTAGTTACTGATTCTATAGCAAGATTGACTTGTGATTGATAGCTTGTATTACCTTCATTCTTAACGAAGACTATGTTAATACCGTTAGGATATTTTATTAACAAACCCTGTTGATATAAACCAAGTTCGTTTTCAATAGCTGCAGCATATATAACAATTATTTGTTGTAATTCTATCACATTTTCTTGTTTCTGTACTGATTCAATTGCTTTATCTAGATAATTAGAAGTTTTATCATTAAATTCATGTATTGGAATTATTGTTGTAATATTCATTTTAATATTTTTATTTAAAATTTATAATTATTTTTATTTAGTGGGTGTTTCTGGTACTGGAACTACTTCACTTTCAGGAGTTGGAGTTGCCCAAGGTGTTAATGTATTTTGAAATAATGTAATTCTCTTATTAAGAATTTCATTATATATTTCAATCAATCTAATTTCACTATCTTTTTGATTGAATTTACTTACTATTTTTTCCATTGAAGTATATAAATCAGGACTAATGTTGTCATCCAAGAATTTAACAAGAACTTCACCAATCAAAATAGGAAGGTCGTAATAATTATTAGTCCAAACTCCACCACCTTCAATTGCTTTAACAGGTTTACCATCTGCATCTCTTTCAATCATATATTCTGGCATAATATCAGGCTTTAAACAGATTGGAATTACACCTGATTTCATACATTCCAGTGGAAATGTACCTAATGATGCTATTCTATCAATCCATACAGCAGCAAAATTACCTTGCAATCTCTTTGCAAAATCAACTCTACGCATTGTCTGTGGTGGTTTACTTTTAGTGAGCATTGGGTCAAAAGTCACCCAATTATATTGAGGATATTTACTGAAAAATAATTTAACGAGTTTTGAAATTTCATTAGCATTCCTACCAATAACAGATATAATTGGTTTTTGTGGAATATTTGATTTTTCAAAATATTCTGGAATTCCTACATTATATGTGCTAATATTGAATTTATCCTGACCATAGAACATTTCAACCCATTCTTTTAAGGTTAATGATGTCGTGATAATATCATGAATACCAAATGATGACCAATCAGTGCCCGGGATTAATGAATTCACCATATAGTCAACTGATTGTAGTAAACCAATTCTTACACAAGGTAAGTTTTTAGTTTGTTCCATAACATTTGTAAATATTTCTGGTATAACCATTATATCTTCAGGACCTACCGTTAATTTGGGGTCAGACATTGGTACGTGTTTGAATTGTGTGAGTTCTTTTTCAACCCATGTTGGTATTATGTAATCACCTTTTTCAACCATCATAATAACTTCATATCCCATATTCTTAATAACTGTAGCATGGAAATAAATTTCATATACGCTTGCAACAGGATTTTGTGATTCTGGTACAACAAATAAGAATTTTGATTTCTTATTTATAATTTTATCCAAAGACACTTTAATTTTTTCAATTTTTTCTAATTCAGCTTGTTCTGCTGATACTTTTAATTCTTCGCTCATTTTATTTATTATTATATTTAATTATTTTTTCAAATTCTGGATTATCTATCAAATCATTAATTTGAAGTACTTCCATATAACCTGATTTAATGTTCTCATTATATGGTCTTTTTAATTTAATGATTTTCTTAAACCAAGGTGCACCCAATTCCAGAATTTCTGGGTCTGTGGTAATTAATACATCAATATCATTCCACATATCAATTGCTTTGTCTACAAATTTGTAGTTTCTAAATCTTGTGGTTATTTTACTTAAGAAAAAAAGTGTTGGTGGAATACTAAATTTATTTTCAACCGACATTATTATAAATTCTACACTATCTTGATATTTTTCCAGAAAATTATTTACATGTAAATCCATTCCTTTATACATCATCGATGCACTTCCATGTATTTCAAATAAATAATCTTCATACATAAAACGATTATATTTATCTTTTGCTGAAATACTAACTCTTTCTTCTTTTTTAAATATCATAAAATCTGATGCAGTATCACCCTTTTCATCAACCTGATAATCAATTGGGTTAATATCTTCAGGTGTGTCCTCTGGTTCTCTCATTTCTTTTATTTTCTCAACACTATCTTTCCAAGTATAGTTTTTAAAATAATTATATACATAAGGTTGTTCTATTGGTATCCCTTCTTCACCAAATTCTTGAGCATAAAATCTATCAAACTGTAACCATTTAGCTCTTAGAACTTCATTAATATCAATACCAACTTTTAATTTACTCATTTTTATTTTGTTTTAATATTTCAAGTTGATTCTGCAACTCTTTTTGTAATTTATTCATCATATCTGTGTGTTCTTTTATTAATTCAATATCAGTAATATATTTAGGATTTATACATTCTATTTTACTATCATTTGATTGTATTGGAATTATAATAACTTCACCAACAAATGTTGTTGGTATTATTTTTTTAACTACTTTATGTACAAATGTGTCAATATCTTCACTACGAATACCTGCTACGCCAACATATGTAACTAATATCTTATTTTCTATTATTTTTTTCATTTAATCTATTACTTTACTTAATCCCACTAATTAGAATATTATTAATTATATAGTAATACGTTATTTATTTAAAAATCTTGAATTATGATGAAAATTTTTTTTACAGTATTTATCGAAAACAATAATAAAATATAAAAAATTATAATTTATGGAAAAAGAAAATTTACCAAAAAGAGAACCAATTGGTGATGTACTTAAAAAGTATAAAGAACAACGTGGTGATGGAATGACTGCTCCAAGCAATATAATTCCAGACTCAATACCAACTTCACCTGTTTTTAACCCACAGGAGTTTGAAAAAACTATGAGTAAAGAAACCGACCCTGATTTAATGACTTCATACGAAATTGTTAAATTACCTTCAAAGGGTTTATTTTATTCACATGGAATTTCAGAAGTTAATGTTGAATACATGACTAGTAGGGATGAAGATTTACTTACAACACCTTCTTTAATTGAAAGTGGTACTGTTTTGGATATTTTACTAAAAAGAAAAATTAAAACTGCAGGAATTACACCAGATGAGTTATTAGCTGGTGATAGAAATGCAATTATCTTATTTCTACGTAGTTCAAGTTATGGTGCAGATTACGCAGTTCAAGTACCTGACCCAAGAACAAATATTTTATTTAAAACTACTGTTGATTTATTAAAACTTAGATATAAAGAAGTTAAAGAATTACCTAACCAATATGGACATTTTCAAGTTAATTTACCTATGCGTAAAAAGAATGTTGTGTTTAAATTACTTACTTCTGGTGAAGATACTCAAATATTTAAAAAAGCTGAAGCAATTCAAACTGCTTATAGTGAAGAATATAGTCAATACAGTACAATGAAATTAAAAGCACATATTATTGCAATTGATGATAAGACTGATAGAGGTTATATTGATAAATTCGTAGATGCAATGCCAGCACTTGATGCTCTAACAATTCGTAGAAAAATTTTAGATGTTAGTCCTGATGTTGATATGGAATATGAATTCGGTACAAAA